TAATGGAATGTGTGGAAGTCATATAGATCAACCTCAACTTAGAGGTCCAGTGGAAATGGTTTCTAAAAATAATGAAGGTATACGACATACACATAATTTATCGGAATGTATATTTAAACCGGGGTGTCCGGCATGTGAAGTATCAAGAAAGGGATTTAGAGAATTGCGTGGAATAATGTAATATGAATAAATCAGCTATTCTACTAACATCGATTGATACTTTTTATAATATACCCGAGAATAGAGCTACACTTTTAGAAATTTTAAATAAAACTGGCGGCATTTCTCTAAGAAATCTTGAATGGTTTATTACAAATTACTCTAAGAAAAACAATCTATCATATAAAACAAATGACGGTAAAATATTTAGTGTACATTGTGCATATAAATCAAGTTTAGACGGATACAGTAAAAAATTATTTGATCCATTTTGTCGTTCTTCTAAAATATCGTACACTGTTCCGGGAACATCCAATGAAATACATACTACTGTTGCACAGTTGAATTTCATAAGATGGTGTATAAAAAATAATATAATTGAGTATATACACGATCATAAAAATGCACTTTTTTCTAAACAAGTGTCATGATACCATTTTCAAAAATGAACGTTTGATATCCTACATAATATAAGTGTAGTGTATAACCACTAGTAAGTCCCTGATTCATATTTACATCCAAAACAGTTCTATTTGATTGCAATTGACTAAAATCCAACATCCCCGATGGTTCCACATTAATCGGATTCATCGAGAATGCATATGTATAAATGTTTCGTAAAGGTCGTGATAAACGACTCGAAAATGGAACAACGTATTTGAAATATTTATGATCGCTATCTTGAACATTTGGTATATCTTCACCATTTACAAATATTTTTGCATTTGACATAGGGGGGTTATAAAATTCATTGGTAATAGAATATTCTACATTTGAAGAAAAATTATATCTATTTGCAAATACATTCGCAAGTAAAGTTGTACCACCTTCATATATATTTTCATCCTCAAATGCAGTTTGTCTAAAAAACCAATTAAGCGTTTTCACTGGTGTTTTTGGAATGAGTTCAAGTTTCGCGTTTTGTACACCAGCAGGTATATCTAAAGTAGGGTGTTTTTTAACACTATCAGTAACGAGAACGTGTCTTTTGTTTACTATATAAGTACGTTCAGATGGTTCAAGTACCATTTCTTCTGTAACTATATCAAAACTATTTAAACTAAGATTATCTGTTTCGTTTGTAAAAAAAGATTGTTTATGAAATTCAAACTCAAACTGAAGTTTTTGTTTATGAATAGCACACGTTGGAAAATAGGGTCGATTTGGTTTATTTGTTTCGTATTCATCACTCTCATACTTACGTGAAAACAGTAAAGGTATAGGAATATAAACACGTGATTTATTTTGTGCTAAAAATTGATTACCGGATAATAAAGATGTATCTTCTGCATTATTTCTATTTAACGTGTACCTCTTCGTTCTCTTTTCTGATTCATCGAGGTATAATTCATCGTATATAATTCCCCAATCACCATGGAACTTTTCAACAACCGTTTCATCGACACGCATGGTTACGGATTTAAAAATATGTCTCCCAATTTGATCCGCGTAATAACTATCAGAACCTGTTAAAGCTGGTAATTCAAATGTTACGTACATATTTGCTAAAAGATCTCCCATATTTCTCGGGTTATACATGACCTTTATAGTTTCACCAAAAGGCCAAGATGTTGAAGAACTACTTGGTTTATTAACATTTAAACTTTTATGAAATTTTGTAAAATTAGCGTGTTGTTTATGTTCATACTTAAAGAATGAATGAATAGGATCATCTTCCAAAAGATACGTATCTTGTTTACCAATTGCATTAAGTGATAGTATAGAACCTGTATTTGGTCCAGATGTATCACACATACTTACTACTTATTGTTTATATATTTTTAAATCCCTTTTCCACATATCGATATGAGACATTTGTTGTAATGTATCAAGCTCTATTCTTGATTTTGTTGTTTCTTCCCTGAGGTTTTGTACAGCTTCGCTTGTGTACTGATACGTTTTAATATTCAAGAGATATTCATATGAATTATCTATTTTATCAAATATTTTCCCCATTTCGTGTTCGAGATCCGAACGTTTACGTTTGAAAACAATAATTTTTTCATGAATAACCATATCAATAAATTTCGACATATTTTCAAGTTTTTTAGATTTTTCTTTTAAGACACGTATAAGATGTGCTTTTCTTTTTTTATATGTTTCTGATCGTATTTTAACAAAATCGGTGAGAATTTCTTCTGGACTTTCGTATTTATGAATACCCTTTGTTGGATGAAATAAGTGCATATTTGATACATGAAATGTCTTATGAAGTTTAAAATCTTTTATGATATCGTTACCCGTATATCCTTCGATACTAAAATTAACATCGTCGGTCGTACTGTTATTCACGTAATTCGTAATTTTTTTCTTTTCGATAAGAGTATCGAGATACTCTTTGTAGTCTTGTGTCCAACGCCCCGGTGGAAGTTCAGTCACTATTATATTTTTACCCGAAGATTTCCATACACCTTCTGTTATCCATAAATCATCTTCATTACTGAACACACGACCCGTGAATTTATCAAACCACGGTTTCATTGGTACTATGTTTTCACCATTAATTACACGTTCAATATTTTGTTTAATATCCGAAGGATTAAACGGTGGTATATATGAACTAAATCCAGTACCAATACCTTCAGTTCCATTTACCAAAACGGTTGGTAATATAGGAACATAATAGTCTGGTTCGATTTGTTTACCGTCGTCGTCGAGATAGTTTAATACTGGATCATCTTTAGGATCAAAAAGTATTCTCGCACTTTTAGTCAATTTTGTAAATATATACCTCGTTTGACTCGCATCTTTACCACCCATGAGACGTGTACCAAATTGACCACATGGTTCGAGTAAATTAATATTATTCGACCCCGTAAAATTATGTGCTAATTTTACAATTGTATCTGCCAACGAAACTTCACCGTGATGATACGATGTTTTTTCCGAAACGTATGCGGCTAATTGCGCAACCTTCATTTCAGATGTAAGATTCTTTGTGAAGCACGCGTATAACACTTTTCGTTGTGACGGTTTTAACCCATCTGAAACATGTGCAATTGACCTTTTCAAATCAGCAAGACTGAAATTCACAAGATCTTTATGAATAAAATCAGAAATACCGAGACGTTCAACGTTTCCATATGGTACTTCGAGTTCGGACGCCTTCTTTTCTGTACTTTCAAGTAACCACGTTTTACGTAAGTCTGATTTTGTCTTGTCAAATGCAAGAACTATAGATTCATCCATTGAATTATCCGTATCAAATTGAACCGTAAGATCTTTTATTTTTTTAAAGTATTCACGGGCTTCTGCAGACGTAGAAGTACCAAGACCCTTATAATATTTAATTTTCCATCCAGCTTTACCATTACCATACCATTGCCTAAACGTCGAATCCGTATAAAACGATTTTGTTTCTGAACCCTTAGACGCTTTTATGATAGGTGTGACCATACTTACAACAAACTTGAGTTTAAGTAAACTTGGCCAGAAATAATGAATCATGTTAAGAATGAGACCTTTGATATGACTTCCATCGTTATCTGCATCGGTCATGATCATGAGTCGTCCGTATCTGAGTTCGGAGAGTGATGTATATACTTTCCCTTGCTGAAGCCCCAAAATCTTTTTAAGGTCATTAAACTCCTTGTTTTCGGTAAGTTGTTTTACACTCGCGTCGCGTACGTTCTTACATTTACCTCGGAGTGGAAAAACCCCGTAATGATCACGACCAACGACAGAAAGACCAGCAATTGCAAGTGTTTTTGCAGAATCACCTTCAGTAACAATAAGAGTACACTTACCAGAGTGTGTAGTACCAGCCTTATTCGCATCGTCGAGTTTTGGAATACCCGTTATTTTTGATTTACGGGATCCATCTGTTTTTTTCAATTCTTTCATTTCACGAAACTTCGATAATGCCATGAGTTCTGATTGAACACTTGTTTTCAAAATATTCTTTATAAACGTTTTCGGTGGTTCAAACTTACTCCCAAAGTCTTGTGGTTTGAGTGTACACTCCGATTTAACCTGACTACTAAAACTTGGATTGACAAGTGTTGCTTTTACGAAAACAAAAAACGCATTCTTGACTTGTTGAGGTCTAAGTTTTATTTTCTTTGCCATATCTTCAATAACACCGTTTGCGAGTATTCCAGACACGTGATCAACATGTGAACCACCTTTTGTGGTACATATACCATTCACAAACGATACGTGTTCGAAACCATCATCTGAAGGTGCAATACACACTGACCATCTATCACTCGTAAAGGTACACATTTCATCAGATTTCGTATACATTTTTGCATACGTATTAAATGATGCTTTAGCCAATGCTTCACCTTGAAATTTTACTTTACAATTTTGTGAGGTACAAATGTTTGCATCGTGTACTCGTTTTTCAAAAATTTTATATATAGAATCATCCATTTTTGTCATACCAAACCGTTTCCAATCTGGTATAAAAGTAATCGAAACACTCGACGTAGCACTCGAATACTTTTTTATTTTGGGTGTACCACACATTTTCATATTATCAGACCATTCTTGTGTATACATACACTTGTTTTCACCATCTTTAATTTTTACGGAAAACTTAGTTGAATAGACGTTTGTGAGTTTTGCACCGTATCCATTACGTCCACCTACGAGACGTTTTTGTGTATCATCATAGTTTGTACTCGTGAGTAAATGTCCAAACGTCAACTCTGGATTCCATAAACCTTCTTTTTCGTGCATTTTAACGGATATACCACCCAAAGGTCCATTATTTTCAATTGTTATTTCACCAGACACTTTATCGATAGAAACACTCATAGACGTTACATTTTTTGGGTACATAGAGTTTCGGTCGATCGCATTTACTAAAATTTCATCAAATATTTTTAAAAGTGCTGGGGAATACATGATAGTTTTCTTTTCAAATTTGTCATTTTCATATATCCAATATGGTTCCGCTACACGTGAAACAGGTCCAACGTACGAATCCGGACGCTTTAAAATATGTTCCACGTGTGTGAGTTTTTGAATACTTTCACTCATTTATGTTGTATTGCGTCTTTTACTTAAGTATATTTTTAGTCCTTCGAACCAATGTAATAATTCATCTTTTGTTTTTGACTTGGGTTTTGAATATATATTTTTTATACGACCACACTCTCTGTTTCTAAGTGACCTG